CTCCGCCAGCTCGCTGTCGCGGAGTTTTTTCTGCAAGGCCTCGATCTGGGCCTTGTGGGCGTCATGCTGGGCTTGCATTGCCGCAAGTTCTGCTCTCAGATCGTCCACGACTGCTCCCCTTAGACGGGCGTATTGCCCGCGTACCAAATCCCGTTCACGCTATCCCAAGTGATTTGGAAAGTGCCCCCCGAGCTCGTCTTGGTCCCGCCAAAATCAATCTGGGCGATGACGTAATTGTTGCTCCCATCGCTGCGGTAAACGATCGCCGCTGCGGCCGAGAATGTGGCCGCCGGCCATTGCGTGTTGGCGGGCCCGCTAACAACGGACCTGTGCACGCCGCCGCTCGTATAGATCGCGTGGGAAAGAGCGATCGATGCGCCGCCGGTCGTGTACCCGTTGCCCGAGGCGACCTCGGTAGAGGAGACGTCGGCCCAGACAGCGGCGGTGTCTTGCGATGCAGCGACCGGAACAGCGGTCAGGAGGGCCACCTTGAAACTGTTGGTGCCCACGGCGATGTTGCCGGCCGCCATGTTGTCGAGGGCTTTGGTGAAGATCAGGTTCTGGGCCATCGATGGGCCTTTCTCAGGTCGTCAGGATCTTGCCTTGGAGGCGGGCCGCGAGAGTGGTCGTGATGTAAAACGCCGTGACATCGGCGGTGAAGACGTCGGCGTAATAACCGGCCGATTTGCTCCACACCAGGGGCGTGCCGGGCTTGAGATTGATCGTGTTCACCGGCGATGAAGCGCTATTCGTTTGGATGGTGAGGCCCTTGTCGGAGAGCAAGAAAACGTCCTGGACCGAGGCGACGGTGAAGGCGACGGCCAGGAGCTGGCCTGAGAGCGACGCCCCATAATTCTGATCGAACGAAATTTCGGTGGCGCCCACCTCGGACTGGATGCCGGAAAGGGGCGTGCCGCCGGAGTCAGAGCTGATGGAATACGTCAGCTTGTGAGTGGTGCTCAATTGACGTACTCCTCACAGGTGAATTGCCAGCCGCGGTTGCGTTCTTCGATGTTCTGCCATGCCAGGATGTTGAAGATTCGGTTGTCCTTGCCGAGCACGAATCGCATGGTCGGGCTGGGCGTGAATGACGGGCCCTGATAACGACATGAAATGATATGCGTGGCCGTGGCCCAGCCCTGCTTGACATTGAGGAGTTCGACACCGCGCAGAAATCTGACTTCGCTCCAAAATGTCGCCACCGCCTGCCAGCTCTGCACGGGCTGGCCGTAGTTATCATCGGTCTCGACCAGGGCCTGGAGGGTCACTCGTTGGCGGTAGAGGCCGACTTTTTGCGCGTACATCAGGCGTAAATTCCAGGCTCGGAAGGCGAGAGAAGGGCGTCGATCATCAGCGGGACGGGAGCGTATGAGCCCTGACTGACAGCTTCGCGGTTTTCATACCAGTGGGCCACTAATGCACATATCGCCACCTTTACATTCTGGGGCGTCTTGGTGGCGTCCCCATAGCCGGCCACGAAATTGACCTGCACGGAGTCGATGGTCGGCCTTGCGATCGGCCAAATTTTTGAGTAGGCGGGCTGGATCCGCCCAGGCGTGCCGAGCGACACGTTGTACTGCGCGGGGTCGAACGTCTGGAGCACCCCGGCAAAGTCCCAATATTGGACGCTGGTAAGCGATTGCAACGGTGGCACGGGAATGTCAATTACCCCGGTCGAATTGGGGATCATCCCAGGGTAAAAGCCTAAACCGGATGGCAAGCCGCCTAATGAGGGCCACAACTCTCTAATGGCCCTGTTATAATAACCACCTGCTGATGGGAAACTATCTAGATATAACGTATAAGCCTGGGTGATGAGCACTGACCTGAGAGCGGTTTCGCAATAGATTCGCGCCGAAGAGATGAGCCCGGCAACCAGGGTATCATCATCCGGGTACTCAATCCGCGCATGCTGTTTCGCTTCCTGAATGGAAACTGGCTCAACTGCCGGAGGAGTGATCTGAATGAGTCTCATCAGCTTTTGCAGCCTCTCTCGCTAGCCGGTTTCGCAGCCGCGTGGCTTCTCTCTTTGCGATCGTTTCAGGGGAGAGCTTGCTTCCTCTTAGTGTGGCTGCGATCTTGGCCCTACATTCGTCGCTATGGGTATGCCCCATCTTGGCCGCCGAAATCGCCGCCGAGTGCTCGGGGCTGTGGGGTCGGCCTCGTCTCGTGTTTGACATCTTGGCCCGCGTCTCGGGCCTGTGGGGTCGGCATACCCCCAGATTCATCGCCCTTAGCTTCGCCCGCGTCTCATCGGAGACCGGGGGCTTATTCAACATCGCCGCGAGATGGTTTGCTCGCGACTCCTCAGACCAGGGCGTCCCAGGCTTGCCAAGAAGTGCCGCCGCAAGGTTTGCTCGATGCTCGGCCGTCCGGATCTTGCCTTTGGCTGCGGCCGACATCTTGGCCCGCGTCTCGGGAGTGGTTCGTGTTCCATACCTCGATCCTGCCGTCGGGCAGGTATTCAGGCCATATCGCCTGTTCGTCGCCTTGGTACGGTCCAAGTAGGACTGTTCAACTTCGATCAATCTCGCCGGTTCAACGAGTTCAATGACCTCAAATAAGAAGGCATCCGCCCCGTACTTGTTCCAGGCATGCTGGACGCGGGGTGATTTGTGCTTGTTCCTTTCCAGGTCATGTCGATGTTGGAACCATCGTTTGGTGAGATCGAGTGCGCTCCCGACGTAATACTTGCCGCTCGGAATGCACCAGATAACATAGATGCCCGATGTGTTAAGCTGGCTTTCAGCCATTGCCGTGACTCCAGATTAGTCAGGGTTGTGGTCAGGGTTGCCGGGTGTTACTAGCACCCGGCGACCCGTCTATTGTATCATGTGGCAACAGTCATATCAATGTTTGATGACGAATTGCAACAGGAGCAAGTCATGTGGATTGAATGCGAGTCGGGCAATCTGATCAACAGCGACGTCGTCAGTGAATTCGCCATCATCGGTCCATATGATGTCGAAGAAGAAGGCCCTGATGGAGCGCCTCATTCTCTTTATGATCTTTACGCCTTCAATGTCGGCGATGTCACGACCATTCATGGCCCGGTTTTTCGAGATCCCCACCGTTATCTAGTGCAGCACACCGATTACGAGACCTGCGACCAGATTAGACGGAGACTTACCGAGAAACTCAGAAACGGAGCCCGTTTCTTCAGTGCTCAATTGCTTTACGAATCAATCCTCGGCATCACTCTTAGGAAGAAGGGAATTAGGTCCCATTTCCCCCTTAATGGCCAATTGATGGGTTATCGCGGCTAACTCTGCTTCCCATGCTTTGCCTGCCGGCCCGTGACCGCCTGCTCGGCATGCCCCGGCGCCGGGTCGATGGCCTGCTCGGGAGCATGCCCGCGCTCGGGAGCCGGCGGCATGGCGGCCACGAACTCGGCGAAACCACGCTTCACCAGCTCGACGGCGATCTTGTCGTCGAGTTCGACGGGCGGATCGCCTGCCTGGTGGCTATGCGTGCCAGTGAAGAATGGCTTCAGGGCTCTAACTAGTCGCATGGTGTGATCTCTTGTGAGGCTCTGGATCGTTTCCCTTGTGCGGTTCGGGCTTGTCCGCCGCGGGCTTCTGGTGAGCGCTGGCGGCCTTCGCGTCCCGCGCGGCTATCCGCTCGGCCTGCGCGGCTGCCCGCGCGGCGTCTTGCTCGACCCGCTCGGCTTCCGAAGGATCCGCAAGCACCGGCGGGAGTGGGTCGGGCTCAGGTTCCAAGTGTGCCGTCAGCATCGGATCGACCGGCGGGAGATCGCCGGCATATTCGGCCATGCCCTGTTTGACCAGAGCAGCCGCCCGCTCGTTGTCCACCTCGACGGGAGTATCCGCAGGAGTGAGCGTGCGATCGCCAAAAAAGAACGGCTTGAGGGCTTTGATCTGTTTCATCGCTGGTTCCTTGTTTGTGTATTCAGCCGCGGATCGGGAAGCCGAAGATGCCCCAACCCAGGAGAGCGAGGAGCACCCAGAGCAGAAACGGGGTGCCCCATGCGGGAAGGTCTGGCCTGCTTCGGCTGACGAAGCCGAAGATGAGCGTGATCACCATGAGCAGCCAGAAGAGAAAGCCGATGGTCATAACGGCCTCGTCCGAATTATGCCGTTTGGTTTGATACCATGTCCACCACTACCGCGAAAGCCTCAGGGTGCCGGCGCTGCACGTCGAGATCCTGAAGGGCAACCACCCTCACAGTTCCGCTTGACGAACCTGTATATGGATCTATAAGAATATCTACACC